TTCAAGAAAGGACGCTGACGATGGCTTCCGTCGAGCAGAAGAACCAAGCCCGTCGCGGCGGCCAGACCGCGGCCCGCCAGACGATCCCGATCACCATGGCCGCCGGGGCCGCGACCGACGTCACCTTCACCGTTCCGGCCGGCTCGAACTTCGTCCGCTTCCAGTGGGCGACGGCTGCGGCGTTCTCGGGGTCGCCGACCAACATCAACCTGACGGTCGGCAAGACCTCGGGCGGGGCCGATTACGTGGCGGCGATCGACGTCAAAGGCCAGACCGCGCCGACCGCTGCGGCGCTGGTGAACGCAGGCGCTGCGGACCTGATCTCGGCGCCGGCGCAGACCTGGCACGCGACCCTGACGGCTGTGGGCGGCACTAACCCCGCCGGCACCTGCACGCTGCTGGTCGAGTACGCGGCTCCGCTGGCCTGATCGTAACGCTCCATGGCCGACCTCAGCGAAGATGACCTCCTGAACCTTGTGTTCCAGGAGCGCCGGAACTCGGTCGGCCTGGACAACGACGCCGTCCTGACCGGCGCGTCCATCTACTCACTCGACTACTACAAGGGCGAGATGCCCGACGTCCCCAACTACGAGGGGCGTTCGTCTGCGGTGTCCACTGACGTCGCCGATGTGATCGAGACGGCGCTTCCCGATCTGGTGGAGATCTTCACCGGCGGGGAGGACGTCGCCTCGTTCCAGCCGGTCGGCCCAGAGGACGAGGACGCGGCCGAGCAGGAGACCGACTACGTCAATCACGTGGTCATGGTCGAGAACGACGGGTTCAAGATCCTATACTCGGCGTTCAAGGACGCGCTGACGGTCAAGCGCGGCATCTTCAAGTGGTGGTGGGAAGACGACATCCAGCCGAACGACGAGACGTTCGTCGCGACGCAGGCGGACTTCGAGGCCCTCCAGCAGGCCAACCTGCTTGAGGACGACGAGGTCAAGGTCGTGGATGTCGAGGAGTTCGCCGACGAACTCGGCGACCCCATGGTCCGGTTCACCAAGCGCAAGATGGTCAACCGGGGCGGGGTGAAGATCGCCGCCTGTCCGCCGGAGGACTTCACCGTCGCTCGCGACACGGTGGATCTGAAGGCCACCACCTATTGCGCGTTCCGCTCCCGTCCGCGGGCTCAGGACCTGATCGAGCAGGGCTATGATCCTGACCTCGTTTCCGCCCTGCCGCCCTACGGCGCCCCGTCCTACACCGACGCTGTGCAGCAGGCGCGCGACACGGCCGGCGAGCAGACGCAGCTGACCGCCGGGACCTGGGGCGATCTGCGCCTGGTGGAGATCATCGAGCACAACATCGCCGTGGTGAACGACGACGGCGAGCGCGAAATCTGGCGCGTCGTCACCGGCAACGACGAGCGGTCCCTCCTGCACAAGGAGAAGATCCAGCGCATCCAGTTCTCGGCGATCACGCCGTTCCCGCAGCCGCACAGGTTCTACGGCTTCTCCCTGGCCGACAAGACCATGGAGGGCCAGCGGGTCAAGACGGCGATCCAGCGGGCCTATCTCGACAGCCTCTACTTCGCGCTCAACCAGCGCATGGAGGTCGCCGATGCCGGGGCCAATGAGTTCACCATCAACGACCTGCTCTTGAACGAGCCCGGCGTTCCCGTCCGCTCGAAAACCGGCATGGCGGTGCGCCCGATCACGGCCGGCGGCATCAACATCAACGCGCCGGAAGCCTTGGAGTACTTCTCCACGGTCATCGAGGCCCGGACCGGCATCGTCCGCAACGCTCAGGGCCTGAACCCCGACACCCTGCACGACACCGCGACCGGGGCCATGGCCCTGATGTCCAACGCGCAGAAGCGGCTGCGGATGATCGCCCGCATCTTCGCCGAAACCGGCGTCAAGGAGATGTTCCTCGGCGTCCATGCGCTGATCCGCGAACATCCGGAGGCGAAGAAGGTCGCCCGCCTCCGTGGCCGTTGGGTGCAGATCGACCCGTCCTCGTGGGCCGAGCGCAATGACATGGTCATCGAGGTCGGCATCGGCTCGGGCGGGGCTCAGCACGAGCTGCAGATGGGCCAGATGGCCGCCGGCATCGTCGAGAAGCTGATCCAGGCGCAAGGCGGCGCGAACGGCCCCATCGTCACCCTGGAGAACATCTACAACCTGACCAAGCGACTGTTCGCCAAGGGCCTGCTGCTCAAGGGCGTCGACCGCTACCTGACCGACCCGAAAGCGGCGCAGCAGCAGGGGCCGCAGCAGCCTCCGCCGCCCGACCCGGAGATGGTCAAGGCGCAACAGGCGCAGCAGATGGAGCAGGCCAAGCTCCAGGCGCAGCAGCAACAGGCACAGGCGAAAGCCCAGGCCGACGCGCAGCTGGCCCAAGCCAAGCTCGCCCAGGACCTGCAGATCGAGCGCGAGAAGATGGCGATGAACGCCCAACTCCAGCGCGAGCAGATGGACCGCGACACGGCCCTGAAGCGCGAGGAGATGATGCTCGACTATCAGGCCAAGCTGCAAGGGGCTCGGGCCGGGTTCAACGACATGAGCCAAGTCACGCGTGAGCCCGGCGGCGATGTCGGCGGGGATGCGGGATGAGCTTCTACCGCAGACTGACCGAAGCCGACCTTCGCCGGATGCTTGGCGAACGTAAGGTGGCGCCCGAGATCATCGAGCGCGTCGTCCGCCTCAACCCGAACGCTGTCGAAGGCGATATGCTGCGCGGCATTCACTACAAGTGCCGCGACGATCTTCGCTGGTGGGGATATGTGCCGAAGGGGCAGTACCTTCGTCGGTTCGGCCGCGAGGCGTTCGGCCGCCTTCGACCGGAGGCGATTCGTAAGCGCGGACGTCGCGTGTTCATCGCTCATAGCGCCGTCGCCGAGGCGGCTGCATGAGCGCCGTTCGCATCGGCAAAATCCGGCTGAAGAGCGGCGGCGCCGAAATCCGCGTGCTCAACCGCGCCGCACCCAACCCGGATGGCCAGAACTGGCGCGGTGAACTGCTGAGGGACGCGCGCAAGATCGGCGAGATGGGCGAGCCCGGCTCCGATCTGGTGGGCTTCGTCATCGTCGGCGTGTTCAGCGACGGGACGTCCACGATCGGCGCGCGATGGGACAAGGCTCGCTGTCCGATCCCGAAAGCGCTGTTGCCCTCCTGGGTGGCCGAGGTGCTACGGCGGGACATGATCACGACCTGTGAGGCCGAGCGTATCGCCTGCGACGTCGTGAACCGCGCCAACGGATTCATCGAAGAATGACACGCCTCTGGAACTGGCTGCGCGGCCACGACCTGCAAGTCCCGAGCGCGCCCGCTGAGCCCGTTTCCGAACCCGACGAGCCGCTGATCCCGCCGGACGAACCAGAGCGCCACAGAAGCACCTCAGAGCGCAAGGCGAGGGGCGTTCGCGCCCGCATCCAGCGCGAGGAGATCGAGTCCGCGCTCGACGGCATGGTCAGGAGCGCGACCGAGGCGTGGGCCTCTAGCCGCCCCGATGAAGAGGCGAAACGGGAAGAGGCGTACCGACAGGTCAACCTCATCCGCGCCCTGAGAACCAAGCTCCGCGCCGTCGAATCTGACGGAGAGATGGCCGCTCGCCAAGAGCAGCTCGGCCACTGAGACCCGCCGACAACCGCTGAACGCAGCGGATCGGCCCAACCCCAGGTGATGAATGGCTGTCGAAGCCCACAACGCCCCGACCGAGGGCGCGCTTACGCTTGACCAGGCCGCGGGCCTTCTCGGCGAAATGGCCGAGCGCGAGGATGACGCGCCGGCGCCGGAACCCGCAGAGCCGGAACCCGAACACCACGAGCCCACCCCAGAGGGCGAGGGCGGCGAGGAGCCCGACGAGGCCAACCCCGCCGACGCAGAGCCGGAACCCGAGCCCGAGCCGGAAGGCCCGGAGATCGAGCCGCCTCTGTTCTGGGACGCAGAGGCCAAGGAGACCTTCAAGACCCTCCCCCGAGACCTTCAGCAAAAGCTGGCGGAGCAGGCGGAGACCATCTCGAAGGCCGTCTCAAAGTCGATGCAACAGGCCGCCGAGGCCCGCAAGCAGGCTGACCACCAGGCATCCGTCCTCGCCGACCAGGCCGAGCGGACGGACAAGCTTCTCAGCCAGGCGCAAGCGGTGTTCGAGGCCAACGGCTGGGGCGAATGGGCCAAGCTCACCCCCGGCGACTGGATGACCCTGCTGCGGCAGGACCCCGACCAGTACCGACCGATCAAGGAACAGTTCGACCTCTACTCGACCCAGCTGCAGCACCTCCAGGCCGCCAAGCAGCAAGCCGAGCAGGAACGGGCGAACCAAGCGTTCAACGCCTACGTCGCGGCGCAACACGAAGAGCTTGGGCGCATCGCCCCGGACCTCGCGACCGACAAGGCGAAACGGGCCGAGATCGCCAAGTACCTGATGGATCAGGGCGTCCCCGCTGAACGGCTGAAAGGCGTCAGCGCCCAAGACCTCGTGCTCGCCCGCAAGGCGATGCTCTGGGATCAGGCGCAGAAGGCCAAGACCGCCGTCAAGCCGCAGCCGAAACCGGCTCCCGCTCAGAGCAAGCCGGTGAAACCCGCCGCGTCCGCGGCGAAACCCCCGCAACAACGCGTCGCGCAGGAGGCCGCTCAGAGGTTCGCAAAGAACCTGGACGTGGATTCTGCGGTGGCGCTTCTCAATCTGAAAGGATAGGACGCGATGTCCGCCCCCTCGAATACCGTTACCAGCGTCAATCAGGTCGGTGCGCGCGAAGACCTGGAAGACGTGATTTATCGCGTTGCGCCTAAATTATTTGGGCCTCTAGCTTAGCTGTGTTATAAAACGACTCCTTAAGGAGGGGTCGTTGCCAGTCACCGTAACCTGCATCCAGTGTGGCGTGCATAAAGACGTCATTCCGGCGCGAGCCGATACCTTCAAGTTCTGCTCATACGCTTGTCGTGGGGCGTGGCGGAAGGAACACTGGACCGGCGAAAACCATCCCGGATGGACCGGCGGCGAGCGGACGAAGACCTGCCAGAAGTGCGGTAAGGAATTCGCCCACGAGCGCGGGTCTCCCTACGCCACGTTCAAGAAGCAGAAGTTCTGTAGTAAGCCATGCGCGGACGTCGGCGGCATCCGATATTTCGGTTCCGAAAACGCGAACTGGAATGGCGGGGTCGGTCGGCCTAGTCGCGGAAGCGCGCAAAGGACTTGGGCGCAACGGGTAATCAGTCGGGATGGGGCCGCATGCCGAGTTTGCGGCGTTACCGGCGTCGAACTGCACGCGCACCACATCAAGACGTACAAGAACAACCCAGACAAGCGCTGGGATTTAGAAAACGGTCTGACTGTGTGCCATCGGTGCCACTGGGACATCCACAGCAAGCGAAGAGATAACGGGGTGAATTCGGGGGAACCCGTACCGGATCAGAAGGGGTCCGGCGGCAATCCCGAGCCAAGCTTCGGGCGAAAGCCCGTTGAAGGTGTAACGACTAACGGCCAAGCCTACAGACGATGGGAAGGCAATTGCGACTGGTGCGGCACGTTCCTGAGCCGCCGATGGAGCGACGCTAAGGATAAGGCGCATCATTTCTGCGATAAGCGGTGCGCCGGAAAATACAGCGCGTGCCATCGAAGCTACCGACGCGCAAAAAACCTGATTCCTCCCGTCCATGGCGGTAATGCCGACACGAGCGCCCTGGCCGCGCCTTAACGCGGTAAGATATAGTCTGACCTCACGTGTAAGCGTGAGAAGCGGTCGTTAAAAGCGCCCGCGATAACACGAGTGGAAGCCACTCCCTTCATCAGCAACATCGGCAAGACGAGCGCCACCGGGATCTACCACGAGCACGAGACCGAGGCGCTCGACAGCGTCAACCCGAACAACGCCGCGCTGGAAGGCGACGACGTGTCCTCTCTGGACGCGCCGAACACGCCGGCCCGCGTCGGCAACTACTGCCAGATCTTCCGCAAGACCTTCGGCGTCGCTCGTACGCAGGAAGTCGTCAAGAAGGCTGGCCGCAACTCCGAAATCAACCGGCAGAAGGTGCTGAAGGGCATCGCGCTCCGCCGGGACATGGAAGCCCGCTTCATCGGCAACTACGCCTCGAACGCCGAGTCCGGCGCCACGGCGCGTAAGTCGGCCGGCGCGCTGGGCTGGCTCGCCTCCAACGTCTCCCGCGGCGCTTCCGGCGCTTCCGGCGGCTTCTCCTCGGGCACCGTCTCGGCGGCGACCAACGGGACCCAGCGCACCTTCACCGAGTCCATGGTGAAGTCGGTTCTGGCCTCGGCGTTCGGCAACGGCGGCCAACCCCGCCAAGCCTACATGGGCGCCACCACCAAGCAGACCTTCTCCACGTTCACCGGCATCGCGGACATCCGCACCGAGGCGAAGAGCGGTCAGCAGGCCAACATCGTGGCGGCGGCCGACGGCTACACGTCGGACTTCGGCGTGATCGTCCTCATTCCGCACGCCTACGGTCTGACCCGTGACTGCCTGTTCGTTGATCCGAACATGTGGGCCGTGGGCGTTCTGGACGGCGTCAAGGTCGAAGAGCTGGCGAAGACCGGCGACAGCCGCAAGTTCATGATGACCCACGAGGCTACGCTGGTCGCCAGGAACGAGAAAGCCTCGGCTGTCGTGGCCGACCTTCTGTAAGCGTCCGAGTAAAGCGTAACCCCTGACGGGCGGCGCCAGCGATGGGCCGCCCGTCTTCATTTCACGAGGTAAAAATGGCCGACGAAATCAAGACTCCCGAGGCCGCCGCCGAGCCGGCGCGCAAGCGGCTCGAAAAGGGCCATGTGCGCTACCGCGTCCTGAAGATGGGACACGGGAAGATCCACACCGGGGAGCATGGCTCGGATGGCCCCGAGTTCTACAAGCACGGCGATGAAGTGGCTGCTCCGCAAGAGATTGCCTCCGCCCTCGAAGACCGCGGCTTCGTCGAGGTTCTCTGATGAGCGACCCGACCTCCGGCTGGAACCTCCTTTGGAAGTCGGAGGGGGGGACCGCCCACTATTGGCGCGACACCGACGACGGCGGCGCCGAGATCAAGACCGTCACCGACGTTGCGCCGATCCTGGAGCACAACAAGGCGCTGCAGAACGCCAACGACGGCTGGTCGCCCTCGAAGGAGATGCGCCGGGCGTTCTCCATCCCGCTGGCGCTGATCGAGAAATGGCGAGTGGAGGAGGGCGTCAACGCGTTCGACAGCGCCTTTGACCCGGACGTGGCGGCGTGGGTCGCCCGCAAGCTGAACTCCTCGGAATACGCCCACCTCCGCACCGCGCCTGGCCGCCTCGGCGTCTCGAACGGCGTGCTCAGGTAGGGCCATGACCTACGCATCGACCGGCCAAATTCAGACCTACGCCGACCTGCAAGCGGCGATCATCGACCTGCTGAACCGCCCCGATCTGGTCAACCAGCCGGCGACGTGGATTCAGCTCGCCGAAGCGCAGATGAACCGCACCATCCGCTCGCGCTGGATGCTGTCGCGCTCGCAGACGTTCACCATCGGTGCAGAGTACGTCTCGGTTCCGGCCGATTTCGCTGGGGTGAAGAGCTTCCTCATCACCTCGACCACGCCCGCGGTCAAGCTGACCTACCAGACGCCGGAGGTGATGGACGAGCTATCGGCCGAGCGCTGGAGCCAGTCCACCACGCCCTGCGACTACACCATCCTCGGCTCGGAGTTCCGCTTCTCGCCGGTTCCGGGCGGGTCCTACACGGCCCAGCTTACCTACTACCAGCGCATCCCGGCGCTGTCGGCCAACTCGACCAACTGGCTGCTGACCAACCACCCCGACGCCTACCTCTACGGCGCGGCGCTGCAGTCGGTCCCGTACCTGTCGGACGAGGATCGGGTGGAGCTTTGGGCCACGGCCTACCAGCAGATCATCGCCGACATCAACACCAACGACGGCAAGGAATCGCAAGGCCAGTCCCTGCGCTCCCGCCCCGCTTTCGCCCCGTAAGGACTGAGCATGGCCAATAGAGGCGCGAACTTCGTCGACCTGTCCGGCACGATCGCTGCGGGCGGCGCGGCGCAATCTCTGGTCGGGCAGAACACCGCCCGTCGCTACCTGCGCATCTCCAACCCGTCCACGGCTGGAGAAAGCCTGTGGATCAACGACAAGGGCGGAACCGCCTCCAGCTCGGACGGCAAGTCGTGGGAGTTGCAGGCGGGGCAGATCTGGGAGCCGGACGTCCCCCCGACCAACGCCGTCTCCATCGTCGGGGCCACCACCGGCCACGCTTTCGAGGCTGCGGAGGGCTGACATGCGCAAGCTTCTGACCGGTCTTTCCGCCGCGCTCCTGGCGTCGGCGAGCGCCCCCGCATGGGCGGCGACGCAAACGACCAACTACTCGCTGAACAAGCCCTCGGTTGGCGCCGACGCCAACGCCTGGGGCACCTACGTCAACGGCGACATGGACACGATCGATTCGACCATGTTCTCGATCTCGGGCGTGGCCAATGCGGCGTGTCCGAAGGCGGGGTGCACCTACACGGGCGCGGTGACGCTTGTCAGCCCCATCACGCTGAACGGCGCGGCCGGAACCAACCGCCAGTTCAAGATCCAGTCCAGCGGCGTCGACCGCTGGCTGATCTACGGCGACACCTCGTCGGAGACCGGATCGAACGCCGGCACGATGTTCGAGATTGGGCGCATGGCCGATGCGGGGAGCTATATCGACTCGCCGCTGACCATCAATCGCGCGTCGGGCCTGACGAACATCAACGACGGCCTGAACGTCGTGGGCGGCCTGACGGTCGGCACTGGCACGCTCAAGGTCATCACCGGCACCACCACGGTCGCGCCGATCACCACCCAAGGCGGCACGCTGCTGACCACGCCGGTCGCCGGCGCCGTGGAGTTCGACGGCTCGAACGCCTACTACACCCAGACGACCGGGCCGACGCGGCGCAAGCTCGCCTTCGCGGACGGCTCCAACCTTGCGAACGGTGCGGTCGCCTCGGCCGCGCTCGCCACCGTCAACAGCGGCCCGGGCTCCTGCGGCGACGCCACCCACGTCTGCACCGTCACCACCAATGGTCAAGGGCAGGTCACGGCGCAGACCGCTACCGCCATCCAGTCGGCGACCACGACCGCCTCCGGCATCGCACCGCTGCACACCGCCTGCGTGTTCCAGCAGCAGGAGCTGGCCGGGACCAACAGCCCCGATACCATTACCGCCTCGTCGTGGACGCAGCGCAGTCTGAACACGACGGTCTTCAACAACGCCGGCTCGGCCTGCTCGCTGAGCAGCAATCAGGTCACCCTAGCGGCCGGAACCTACCACGTCCGCGCCTCGGCCGTGGGCTTCGCCACCACCGGCATCTGGACGCGCATCCGCCTGCGGAACCTGACCGATGGCGTCAGCACGGCGCTGAGCCCGCTCAACGAGGGCGGCGGCGGCGTCAGCATGAGCCTGACCCCGACCCTGTTCGGGACCTTCACCATCTCGGCGTCGAAGGCGTTCGATCTTGAGCAGTGGGTCAGCGCCACCACCAGCGGCGGCCAGACGATCAACGCCTCCGGCTCTGGCGACACCGAGGTCTACGTCACTCTAGAGTTCGACAAGATCGGCTGACCCGTGCCGCTCCTATCGCTCAACTTCCCGCCGGGACTCCGCGCGAACGGCACCGAGCGGCAGTCGCGCGGCTTCTGGATGGACGGCTCCCTGGTCCGCTGGAACCCGACGCTGCAGCCGTGGGGAGGCTGGAACCAGCACCTGTCCTCGACGGTGAGCGGCTCGGCCCGGGCGATCCTGCCCTGGCGCGACAACAGCCTAGGGCGCTGGATCGGCATCGGCACC